AGCGGCGAAACGCTGCTCACATGGTCCGAAGACAAATGCAAAAAGCGAAAATTGACCGGCGCAGAGTTACGATTTTACCGACGCGCGTTACGTGTGCGCGATTGTGTCATCGATCGTCATGGTGTGCGCAAATCTATCGAGAAGAAGCAAAAAAAGCGCACCGAAAAACAGCAGAAAGCTTTTCGAGCGCTTCGCAGACTACAAACTGCAGCGCAGTTCAGTCTGGCGCGCAGTAAGGTGCAGGACAAGCGACGACATCTCCAAAAACGAAAATAATGCAGTCTGGAAAAATGAAAAACTATTTAAGACAAGTCGGTTGCCTTTGCTGCTCAGTGATCGCAACGCCATATAGATCGTCTCTTCGTCTGGTGAGGACATGATCGCATTAGTCGTTTTTGCTTTTATTTTTTCCCCACAACTCGTGATAGAGACCTTTTATCAATTGACCCAGCCAAAAAAAGTTCAAAACTGTCAGCGGTGCATACACAAGGTAGTTTGCGCTGTGAGGAAGTTTTTTTGGTGCGTAGAAAAGCCAAAAAATAGGCAAGGCCACGAAGCGACTAAGTAAAAAAGCCACCGAGAAAACAATACCGCTCAGCGTCTTGCTGTAGGCTTCTGGTAGGATCTGACTATTGATCTCTCGCTGCACGATCGTTTTTTTCTCCAATAACCTGAGGCGCAAAGGCAGCGCAAAAAGACTGCCTGACTCCAATATGCCGTAAAAAATGACACAGAATTGCTGCATGTCATGACCACTTTGTAAAGTTGTAAACCACAGCCAACAAGCAAACAATGAAATTATATGGTGCAAGATATTCGGCCAGTTGTGATTGTCCAAAAAAAGACAGTGCAGAGCCAGTTCGCTGGCATAGTAAATGGTACTGCAGATCAGAAAAACATTCCAAACACAATGGCTTATTGCGTGATCCAAACGCAGGAAATATGCGCACAACGTGTACACAAGTAGTAGATTGTTTTGCAAGGCGTGAGCAGCTTTGGCAAGCGCTACGTTTGTCTGAATCAACGCTCTGTCTTTTTTGATGCTAGAAAAATCAACAGAACCAGAGTCTGTGGATGTCGTCAACCGCCGATGGCACTGGACGACGATGTAAAAGTATTTTAGAAACAACATGCTACAACTCTGTTGCACTCAAAGATTGCAGAGAATGAGAACGACTTGCCACAATTAATTTAATTTTTATTTTCTCTCTGTGGAATCGGCCAGGTCCCGTACGACGTCCTGCCACTCAATCAGATTTGCATCGCCGTTGGCGGAAATCACAGTTTGCAAATCAACGTTGTCCCTGTCAAGAAAACCACACTCTCGATGCAAGGCTGCTCGGTAAAAAAGGTGCGGCACAGGTTCTGCAACAACGCCGTGCACATCCTCACGCACAATCATATACTCAACACATTTTTCGAGAAACGTTCTTGGCAGAGACTGAAAATGTTCAGCGTCATCGTGAAGCATAAGTGTGTGACGGGCGGTGTTGATTCTTTTCAAAGCATGATTCACTACGGCGTAATAGCTGTATGTGTGATTATCCGTGCTGCAAAAGTTCCAATAGGACACTTTTGATCGCACGAACTTCTGCAGGCCTTTGTCTGAGTCCGCAGTTGCCAGACGCTGCATCCACGGTTCGACGACTTTAGCAGCGTCGGCGCTAACAATCATCAGTTCTATATTCTTGTAAGTTTGTTCGTTGAGTTTTTTGCAAACGTGGTGAAGTGCCTGTCCAGTTCCTTTGTCGCTGCACGTTTCTTTGTCGTAACAAAAAACAACGAACACAAACGGTTCGGTCTCATTTTGGTCACGAGGTTCGTACACTTCGTTCAGATAGTTGTAGTGAGTCGCTGTCTCGTGATACGCCACGCCCAACGGCATTGGTCGTTGTTCCCACGTTTTGTAGTGTGGATCTGACCCTTGCAGTGTCAAAACGCGCTGATGAATCCGATCGTTGTACGTACGGGCAATGGAGCGCCACAATTTCTGTATCTCAGCGTTGCGGATCCAGGTGAAGTTGTTATGCTTGCCATCGGAGTTGCTGCTCGGCTTGTTGATAAATTGAGTGTACGACGTTGAAACGACGCGCACCATGTCACACGACAAAAAGGTGCGCACCAGTATTTCGTAATCGTCGGCGACGTGAAAGTCTGCACACCAGCCACCAATTTTCTTAAAGGCACTTGCACGCCACGCCCGGTAGTGATTTGGACAGCCAACCAAGTAGCGAATTGTAATGTCGGTCACAGGCACAGAACGACTGACATTAGTCCATTTGCCAAAGTCATCGTTCCAACAGCGTCGATAACCGCCAAAACCAAGTGCAAAACCGTCTGTGTGCTCTACGTTGGTTCCGTCTTCGTGAATAAAGCAGTAATTGCTGTAAAAAAATCCGGCATTGGGAAAGCGACGTGCAGCATTGACAAGATGTTCGAAAGCGTCGGGAGCCAATTTATCGTCGTGATCCAATTCAACAATGAGGCTGCCGCGGCACAAAGACGAAGCGATTTGCTTCACATGACCGATGACGCCAGAATTGCCGTCCGACCGGAAAATACGAATGCGCATTGGATCGCGGGTTTTGATTTTTTTCAACATTTCCCAGTTTTCGTCATTGTCGCTATCGTCGTACAGAACCCATTCCCAGTTGGTGTAGGTTTGTGCTAGTAGAGTTTCCAGCGGTCTGTGAATGAAGTTTTTCGAATTGTACGACGACGTAAAGGCACTGACTTTCTCGCTCAGATTCTCGTCGCGAATGCGAACCACAGAATTGACAAAAACGTTGACAAGCAGGTCTACTTTGGACAAAAAATCTTCGGTAGACGTGTAGTGCATCCATTTAAGGCGTTCTGCCAACGATGCCGACATCAATGTCGGAAAGTCCTGCTGACTTTTTCCAATGGTCACAAAAACTTGCGGTCTGTGGAGACGCACAATCTCCTGCAACTTGCGTTCATCTTTGGTGCGCCAAAGTGTCGGTGTGCACGCTTTTTTGATCGCAGCAAGCTGCTTGACCGAAAAATGACCACCAAAAATGCACACAAAAGGTTGAATCATTTTTTTAAAAAATTGTTGCAAGGGATCGGTAAAAACCTGCGCTATGTCACATTTGTTTGTTGTGTTAACATTGCAAAAGTATGTTTGAAAAATCTATCGATGCTGCGGCACAAAAGATTGCCGTTGCCATCGTGATCGGTCACAATCAGCAAGATATTATTGTCGCTATGATTGATCATGCTTTGCGAGAGGGCCTGCATGTTTATTATGTCGACAATCATTCTAACGATGCAACACGAAAGATAATTTCCGATCACTTTTCATCAGTGGGAACTGTCGGCTATGCAATGTTGCCGGATACCCACCGCGCAAAAGAAACATCCGAAGACTATTCTCAATTGTCTGCACAGATGTTATACAAGCAGAATTTGGCTCGAACTACCTTGCGAGACTATCAGTGGGTTGTTCATATGGATTGCAATGATTTTTTTGTTTGTCCGTGGGCGGAAACTGTTGTCGAAGGACTGCTTGCGGTGTCTTCTGACTGTGGAGTTGTCAATTGTACAGTGCGCGACTATTATCCATCTAAAAAAGACGTTGCGCGATGGCAGCTAGAATCGAATTGTGCACCAATGCGCGACATCTGTCAATTGCTGACTGTTTATCGGGAAAGAAAATCAGGAGCGTATCAGAGATTTTTGCGCAATCACAACAGTTTGAGATTCAATTCAGGCAACGAAGCGACTACCACGCCACGAAAACTGCACTTCAAAAAAATGATATTGCAACATTACCCACATCGTTTGCAGACATTGACAAGAAGAAAACTTTCGACGCCCTTGTGTCGGTCAGATACAAAAACAGAGCAGTGTGACTGTGTCAGCTATCGTTGCCAGAATAACAATGATCAACTTTGCTTGCCCCTCAATGCAATGATCGTTCGCGAAAACTTCAAAATCATCAATTGCAGCACTGCGTGGTTGAAACACACCACCTGGTACATTCACGCGACAGTGCTAAAAATACCTATTTTTGTCATCTCGCACAATAACTTGGTTCTGCTGAAGCGTTGTGTAGCATCGCTGAAAGCTTGTTTTGATCGTCGCTACTTCGAGATCGTCATTTGCGACAACAACAGCACTGAAGAATCTTTGATACGATTTTTACAGCAATCGCAGTCAAAAGTCTACTGGAACAATGGAAACGACTTGGAAAAAGACGTCTCGAAAATAGTGAGCGAGCATTTCGCAAACAACGAAAATTTGGGCCGATTTTACGCAGTTACTGACGCAGCATTTGCGTACGACAAAAATCTCACGCAGCCTGATACACTCCTTTTTTATTGCCATCTGCTCGACAATTTTGCATCAATTGACGCCGTCGGACCCTCTTCGCAAAGGGAAGACATACATAATCGCCATCCACAGCGCAGAAAATATACTCCTGTGCAATGGCAGAATGAGAAGACGGTTTGTGCATTTGGCAACTTGGACACTCAATTTGGCCTGTATCGGCGCTCCTATCAATTTAAGCAACCCAAAACGGCACTGCTTTGTCACGGCCGGCACAGTGCGCTTCGTGTGGACTGCAACCTGGACCAATCAACAATGCATGGCGATGCTCAGCTTTGTATGCATCAGTCACCTGAAGGCACTGTTTCGTTGAAAAGAAAGCGTTCGCAATGATACGTTGAATTTATTTTCAAATTGCAGCAAGACGCTGGCGCACCCATCGTTCGACAAGCGTCGGGTCGATGCGTTTTTTGCTTCGGAAATAGTGATAGTACTGAAATGTCAGCTTTGCGGTGTCGGTTTCGCGATAGTGACTGTTGTATGTTGTGCGTTTGTCTTCGTCGGCTACCTTGAAATCTGTTGCCCAGCGAGTGTGGCGTTGCAGATACCAATCAAAGTCAAACTGATGTAAATGAACCATGTACAGATGAGGATGCACCTGCTTGTTCATATTTGATGCGGTGTGAAAACCAAAAACCCAATCCAACGGCACTTTTGACACCATAGGCTTGTCGTAATACTCGTCGCGGTACCAGTACATTCGCTGCTCAAATATTGTGCGCTCGTAGTCAAATGCCGGCTCGCCAGCATCGGGCAAGTGTATCAGCGAATATCCTTTGACACGCCAATTTGTCGGCTGTGCGGACGATTGATCATTTACAAAATTTGTCATGAAGGCGCCCAAATCCTCGAAACCACTGTCAGGATGCACGGTTACGATTTCGTCGACATCGGTAAAAATCACAGCTTCATATGATTGCAGCAGCTTTTTTTGATACTGTTGTGCAATGTCGCGAATCCAACGTGTCGAAAAAAATTCCTGATCTTCGACGTAAATGTGACACTCTTTGTCGAGCAAAAACTCACAGCAATTGTCTTCTTTTGCGCGTTGATTGTTGCGCGGCCGATGATGTATTATATGAATGTCACAATCTTCCACAAATTGACTATAATAGGCATACCACTTGGGCAAGTAAAAGTTTTCTTCGCGCACTATCGTATAGAAAGCGAAAGGCCTTTTTTTTGCGCCATTTGCACTTGACAAAGTGGTGTCTCCCGATGCCATGCCAGTATTCCTTTTTTTTGTTGGCGAATCAAACCTGTTTTGTTTTCTTGCGGCAGAGACTGTCCAAAATTAAAATTGTTTATTTGCCGTTCAGTTGCGGAAAAAAAAAGCAAAAACGAAGCGTCAAGATCAACTTTGTCCGAAGCTTTCTCCCATAAAATGTCCTACGTGGAGGGTATAGCTGATTTCGAGCGATTTGCATTGCGCAAAGCAGTTCAGAGCCAAAATTCTGACGCTGCAGCTGATATCAAGCAACTGGCCACCATTGCAAAAAAGGAAAAAAAACCAACCGATGTCCAGAAGAAATTCTCAGCAACTGCAAATCGCACAGCAAACAAGCAAAAAACATTTTTGTGAATGGTTTTTTTCATTCAAACGAAATCGTCGAACCTGGCTTGACGAATATTTTTTTTCGTTAGCATACCATCCGATGAGCAATACTGGCGCACATTTTTGACCGTGGCACTCAAAAATTTAACATTGACTTGCAAAATGGCCACCATGGCGCGAAACTCCAAAACATTTTCCTTGTCCAGGCGGTCCAAAATCGCTTTCAAATGCTTTGCCAGATGAGTTATGTTGACATTTTGTGTCTCATATTTGATCCGAAATTTGTCGATTTTTTGGCCAATGGCATCTGCGTTCGACAAATCTGTTTTAAGAGCGTCCAGCTGCTCCAATACATGGCTTTTGAAATCGGCCAGAATAGAAAGCTTGTCTTTGCCGTTCTCCAAGCGAAGAAATATGTCCACAAAATACATATAAAAAAGTCGGTTGATTCGCTTTGTGTACTTTTTGTCCTGCCACGGAAACTTAGATCTCTCGAAAAGAACAACCTCTAAGTCATTGATCAGATAGCCCAATTTGTAAGCGTTGAAGGCCAAATTGCAGTTTTTGCTGTACTGCAGGTTGTAGCGGATTATGTGTTTGTCGACATCTTTAAAAAAATGAACAATATCCCTTTGTGCGCGATGAGGAATGCTTACGTCAATCAATTCTCCACCAACGTTGCGCGTCGTGCCATCGCGCTGTAACAAAGTGAATATAAACTTTGTACGCGTCAGGTTGAACTTTACGCGCACATCGGCGCCGCCTGGAAAGTCCAATGTATCATTGTGCGTGATGGTCATCAAACGATTGCCCGGCTCTACAATAATGCCGAGGTAACCTTTTCGCACAGGTTTTTGCCAGTCCTCCTGTGGGTCAATGAAACGCAATGTAGTGTCGTTGTTGGCCTTGTACTCAAACGACTTGTCTCCCACCGCAGCGACGTTGCCTAATTTGAAGTCCAAGAACTGGTTTTCGAAGCCCTCGCTTGCATTGAACATGTCAAGAAACGGAAGCATAACCTGACGCTGGTAATCTTTGTTGTAACGAAAAAAGTCAAAGTATCGGGACAAATCGCGTGAAAACCAGGCACGTATTTTGTCCTGTACCAGATAGGACAGAAGGCCCACTTCTCGATACACGATTTCGTAATTGGGCACGTCGGGATCAATGTAGATGCTGTAGTCGGCGTCGCCACGCTTAAAAAAAGGTGCGTAAAAATCGCGCAATTCCCGCGTCGCGCTGTCCGGCAATTCGAGTAGAAACTCATTTGACACAATTCTCAACACGTTGCCACCTTTGTAGACAAAAAACAGTTGCTTAGCAGCGATGTTGCGCTTTTTCCGGTAGAGGTGAAGCGCATGATTGAAAATGTTGTACACAAAGTGCAAAAAGTGAAACAAACTGTCCTCGCTGCGAAAACACTCTCTCACGACGAACTGCGTGGCAACATCTTTCAACGCGCGTGTCTTGCCGCTTGGCTCTTTTGTGACATCAATTTCGCTGTGTTGCATTTCCGCAGCGTCCAGTTCAAACGTTCGCTCGCCTTCGCTGTTGGCAATTACTTTGTCGATCATTTCGGTCAGTGTACCTACGGAGGCGGCGAATGTGTCGCACTGCAAGTCGTCTGCACGCTTTTCTTCCGCAACAATACCGATTTCTTTGGCATTGAGAAGTTCGCAGAGACGGCGTCTGCTGGTGCCATTCGATACTGGTATACCTCGTTTTCTGGCCACATCGGTCAGATCGGCCAAGTTGAGATCTTTGTCTGATGCCTTGCAGAATGACATGGATAATCAATTTATATTAAACGCAACAATCACAAAAAAAAAGTTTGCCTTCTGCAGGCGACAAACTATTCGTTTTCACTGATAACTTGATGCAGCAAATAGGCACAGGGTATATTGTTTGGTCATTTTGTGGAGTCTATTTAACTTTTTATGGTAGAGACAGAGTGCATAACTTGTTGAAAGTTAAAAAACTTTCTGAAAATGCTGTGATCCCAGTGCGCGGGTCAGCTGCCGCCGCTGGTTACGATTTGTCCAGGTTTTTGTCCAAATTTAGCATTCGCTGACTAATCTTGTCCGTCTGGTAGTGCACACGATGCAGTGATAGCAGCTGGCGGTAAGGGCATCGTAAAAACTGATTTGGCTATTTCTGTGCCGAATGGCACATACGGACGCGTCGGTGAGTGTGTTCTTTGTGCAAGGTGCGCTTTTACAGAAAATTTTTAGCGCCTCGATCTGGCCTGGCATGGAAACAGCATATTGACGTCGGCGGTGGTGTTATCGACGCCGATTACCGCGGGAACATTGGTAAAATTGCGGGACTCTTTCCATGTTTGATTGCTTGCACTTCAGGAGTGGTGCTGTTCAATCACGGGAAAGCAAATTTGCACAGTAAGGACATCACGAGCAATCTTTATGTAATGTTGCGATTTGTCCGATAGTCAAAAAAGGAGACCGTGTCGCCCAGTTGATCGTTGAACAGATCATGACCGTTCGTTTTTTTGAAGAGTGGTTGCACCAATGTTGATTCATTCAATTGCTTCTGCTCTTTGCTTCTTTCTCAGCCAGAAGTTTTGGAAGTGGCAACATTGGATGACACTGATCGCGGTTCCGGTATGTTCGTTGAATCTGAGATCATTCCGCCAGAATCATAATACGGCATCGGCTTTTGGTTAGGCGGATTTGGCAGCACCGGCATTTCCAAGAAAAAGCATGCATCGTAATTCTGTTCCGCCAGACACAATGAAACAGAAAAAGAGATCGCGATCTGCGTGCAAAAGAAACGCCTTTTTGAAGTCCCAAAGCACTTGTTCTTCGACAAGAATGCAGTTTAAGATCAGTTGCCTGAGCATCTGAAACTATCCTGTGCGTTAGCGTGTTGCAGGCGTTGCGCGGCAGACTTATTGACTTCAGCGAAGAAACAGTGCAGCGTGCACAAGAATGAATACATGTTTTTATTGGTATGTG